TTCCGTCATACATGTTGTTGGTATGATTAGCGTTCGCCGGAGAGTAGAAACTCTTGGCGACTTCCCAGCCCGCGCGCTCAAGCCCAATAGGCACAAGCAGCGTGTCGGGATTGCTATCGACCTGTTCCACTCCGCGGTAATCCAAGAACCCACGCATCGCGCCGCGCGAGGTGTCAATACCGGGCACGTCAAGGGCCAATGTGTTGGTGTTGGATTGTGAATTGCCGCCCGCGCTGTTGACATGGGCTGCATTGCAAATCGACAAAGCATCTTCCGCTTTGTAGGTCGCGCCCGCGAACGCATCGTTGAACAATGCGGCCGCGCGCTTCTCAATGGTCAACCGAAACGAATTACCGAGAGCCAGGCCGAGTTTGGCTATCAGATTCCACTCGTTGAAGTCCACCATCTCGCGCGAAACCGTGTAATATTTGGCCCACGTGGCTTGCACGAGAGTCTTCTCGAACTGTTGCACGATCTCATCTTGATCGGCCATCGCGGTTTCAAGCTTCGGCGTAAATTCGTCAAACGAGTTGTAGCTGACGTTGCGTTCGCGCCGCTGATCGGTCGCGCGCATAAAATACAGCTCAGCCGCATAGCTAGGGCCGTAAAATCCTTTGTCCATTGCAACCGAGGCGACAACTTCGTCAACCATTCCGGTTAGGGTTCCTGTGGTCATAGTAGCCATTTCAAAACTCCTTCATTGAAAAATGTTTAATCCTCAGGGCCTACGCCAGCATCAGGTAACGGGCCTGAATGACGGGCAGCGTCAGCTCTTTGAGGTAAAATGCGGCGTTGCGGAAATCCATAAATACCACATAATCACCATCGTCGGAGCCTTGATCTGTGGTTACCGTGCCAGTGGCTTTTGATTCGCAGCGATTGAAGAACCCGATGCCGCGACTCGCCACCGCTTCACCAGCAACGATGATGATTTTGGACGTGGCGTCCAGATCAACCTTGAACGGGCGATGCATGGTGACAGACGGGGTGCCGTTGGTGGTATCTTCCACAACACCGACCTGGCCCGCACCCGTGCCGTCATACACATACAACAGTGCGCCGTTGTAGTAATCATCGGCGCCAGGGCCAGCCGCAATCGTGACAATGCGGGTTGCGGCCACATAGGCAGCGACCGTGCAATCGTAATGATTTGCAAACGTTACGCGCTCAATCGGGATGCCAGCAGGGATGCAGGGCTTGACTGGAATCAAAGTCAGAAGATCGGCACCGGACGCGACATCGACATCACAATTCGGCATAGCGACAGTCGCAGCGGCGCAAACAACGCTTTTTTCTACGCGACCAATTCGACCACCCTCATTGTCGGCCAGAACGTCGCAAATCCCCTCACCTACGGTTGCGACGGCACCATAGCCATCAACGTAGGTGTCGCCGGGATCACCAGGAACATACAAAACCTCTTGGCCGGTGGTTTGGCCGACTTGTTCAAAACGATAAGTCCGAGTAGCAGTGAGTGCCATTTGAGAGCCCTTTCTTTGCTGGGCTCCCGTTTACAGCGGTGGGCTCAGCGAGTCAGTTTAGAACCAAAAAAATTGTCTGACCCGCAGAACCAGCAGTGCTTCACCGTGGCGCTATCAGGTATGTACGCATTACACTGCGCACAATTCACGCCTCTGGTCTCGGCTTCCGGACCAAAATCGTGAACTATTCTTTGCTTACCACGTCCGCCGGTTGCCTGTCCAGCATATCGTGATGGATAAATTTGCCTGAAGCTGCTCCGGTCAGATCCTGCCGGCGATCGCTTGTGACTCACAAAGCTCATGACCCAGCCGCATGTCGTTTGGCACCCTCGGCCGCACTCATGATTGGCGCGTTCGGCCTGCGCTGCTGTAGCTCGACAATCAAGGCCTCAACCGGGAGCACGCGCTTGACTTGTCCCGGATTCTCAGGGTTAGCGGTCAGCACCATTTTCTCGGCCATTGTCGTGTCGTGCCCTTGCGCCTTGACGATCTTGGTGGCTTCGGGACTAATTTTTTGCGCAGCACCGCCGCTGGTTCCGCCGGGTGTTCCGCCAGGGATCCCACCCAGGGCCTCGACGTCATCAGCTTCGGCATCAACAAACGCCCAGAGTTTATCAACAGGCAGCACGTCGCGAATTGCCGCAATCTTTTTTTTGCTTGACTCGGGCAGCTTCGCAATCTTAGCCTCGATTCTCTTTCTGGTCTCAGCCTCAAGCGTGTCGGCTTTATCTTGGATCGCCTTAAGTTGTGCCGCTTGCGCTGCCAAGGTCTCGGTGGCCTTGCCATCAGCAATTGCCTTTTCGTCTGCCGATTTTTTCTCGGCCGCCGATTTGGTGTCGCTGTCTTTTTTGCTGCGGGCCTCGATGTCGGCCAGCTTTTTTTCGGCCGCCGCTCGAGCTTCGTTAGCCGCTTTGAGTTCGGCTACATGATCGGTGCCGGTGCCGGGAAGAGTGGGTTGAACTACTGTCGTGTCTGTCATTGTTTTCTGCCTTTCTTAATAATCTGTTGGATCTCCGCGAACCTTATCGCGGCGAAAATTGATCGGGCGTCCGCTCGCTAGCGCCTTCGCCCTGTTTTGCTTTTCGTGATTCTCCGCAAGGGTGCGGCGCCTCTCTTGGTCGGCGTGCCTGTATTCGGGAGAATCTACAACGGCATGAATTGCATCGCGGTCGCCGTTGCGCGGCAGATCTGGCATGGGTGCAGGCTCCTTGAATCCCATCGTGTCGTAATTGCCGCCGTACACCATTGGGTTACAGACCTTCTCGCCCATGTATGGCCGAATCAGGGTGATCAGGCGATCGTGCTCCGTGGCCTGCTCGCATCGCGGGCAATTCAGCCATGCTGATTGGCCGAGCGACGATTCCTCTAATCTCTCCCCCACCGCACCGCATTTATGACACCTCCAGTCGTAGAGCTTTAGCATTATTTCACCATAGCCAACATGGTGCGTTTCTCGTGTCGATTGCGCGGGGTCTGCATGCTCGTCACGATTTTGCTCTGGGTGATTCGCAATATCGCGCCGCACTTTTGACATGGCTGCGTATATGGCTTGCCCGACGCGAAAGACTCAGCATGTTTACATTGCAGCAACAAAATCCTGCCTTTCTGCTTGCATTTCGGACACATCAGCTCGACTGTCGGTACAGCACATGTTGTTATTTTTCCAAGTAGATCGAAAATTTCGGGCTGGGGTGTTTCGCCTGTCTCCAAATATTCTTTGCCATCCATCACGATACTCACTGGTTGCTGGTTTAGTTCTGATGTCACTCATTTCCTACCTTCCCCAACACGCGCAACGTGCGCCGTCCTTCAAGTGATTCGTTCGCTTTCGTAACTGCTTCTTGTGCTCTAGTGATATCGTAGGCGGCCACACTTCGCGCCGTGCGACGAGACACCTTGAGTCCAGTCTCGGTTTTCTGTTTAACACGCACCAACGGCGAGGCCAAATCGTTTTTTATTTGCTGCGAATCGGCGCCATCGAATTGATCGGCGGGGATGCGCATGCAAAGACATGAACTATTCCAGCCCTCGTGCATGCGATCTTCGGTCAACCCGCGTGCCCCCCATTCGGAGTGAAACAAGGTCTTGCCGTGTAGAGGCAAGCAGCGCAAACACGTGTTGATGAGAGTACACACCCACGTCTCAAGCCAATCCTGGGCCTTGGCCTCGATTTCGGCCAGCAATTCGGGGTCCCCATCGTCAACGCGGTCGGCTATTTCGCGACGCTCCATCAGTGCCGCCATCTCTTTATCGTAATCAAGGATCGTCCCGACCGTTTGCCCCTGACGCATGGCCGCCGACACAGACGACTCAGCCGCACCGGTTAGCGACCGCCAAAACTTGCCAAATATTGGGCCGCCTTCATCGAGGTCAGCAAGCAGCGCTTCCTCTATCGTTTGCGCTGATAGGCCGGACTCGGTGGCCATGGCGACGTAGGTCTCTAGGTCGATCTCTGTCTGCCGAATCCCCCGACCAGCAAGCAGTTCGTAAATCCGATCATACCTCATTCAAACCATTCCTTAATTCTACGGCGGATCGTTTCACGCGACATCTCTTTCCATTTGGGTCTGAATCCCCACCAACCGGTGTAGCCCTTTTCCTGCACCCACACATTAATCTCTTTCAACTCCGCGCTACGTGGCTCAACCGTAACTGCATCATGCCCGACGGCTGCCTTGAACGAATTGGATTTCATGAATCGGTGTAGGCGATCGATCAGCGACTTAACTGGGCTTTGTCCCGCCAACTCCTTTCGCCGATACGTGGATTGAGCGTTCTTTTTTAGCGGTGCGCCGTTAGCCTGTTGTTGGTCTTCGATGTTGCTCTGTAGCGCATCGATTCCGATATTGCCTAGTGCGGCAAGACAGTCTTTCCCGAGAGTCATTTTCTCGGGCTTGGGCGCGGCCTTAACTGTTTGCCTGATGACTTCGATTTTTATCATTCAGTCTTTCTCTTCGGCGCTTCGCCTGGGATAGACCATCTCTGACAGCCTGTGTGGTTAGCGGCGCTAACTCATTCCCCACCCTGGCCGCACACTCTCGCAATATCGCGCTAAAATTTGGAGCCTTTTTAGCGACATCCCGCACTTGCTCACGCACGGCCACCGCAATATCAGCGGCCTTGATTCGCAGTTCTTCATGCGTGTCAATTTCCGAATGAAGCAAATCACGCATTGTCTTCGCCTGGTATTGGTGTTCGTGTTTTGCGCCGGATTAATTGCCCCAAAAAGCCGTCGTTTGTTGCGGACTCCTGGCCGGGTGTGGCCGATTGCTCTAACGTTTGGGCGGGAGCATTTGCCTTCGCCTCGGCCAAGTTGTCCACGATTTTTTTCTTGGCGTCCTCGAGCGCCATGCCAGTGCGGCGCGCAAGGATCTCTGCCGGCGTAGTCAACCCCATGTCCACATCTGATTGATTTTTTTGGGCCTCTTCCTGGGATGTCATCGGGAAGGCGATCGGGTCAAACTCAACTACCAGCCGCATCCGGCGTGCAGATTGGTCAAGTACGCCAAGGTGGGTCAGTATCGAACACTCGCGCGGCCACAGCAACGACTGCTCTTGACGCCTCATGCGCGCCGCATGTTCGTCGCGCCGCTCCAATTTTGGCAGCGAATCAACCTGCTTGGCGAATCCGCTCAGGGCCGCTTGCGCGACCAACGAAAAATCGTTAGGGCTCGAACGATACGAAATAGCCAGCATGCGAATAAAATCTTGCAGCACCGCAACAAGCTGGGCATAGTTCACACCCGAGCTGGCCATTTGCATGCTTTCCCCCGGACCCAGCACGTAGGGAAAGCGCGTACCGGAAGCCATCACGGGGGGGGCCGAGTTCGGATCGAACAGGTTCATGCTTGTAGTCGCCCACCCCTGGGTGCGCATCGTGTCGAGCAACACCGATAACTGCACGTTGATTTCGCGGTTGGCAATCACGAGGTCAATATCCCCACATGGCAATATCCCGCCGATCGGATAACGCGCATGCAGCATGGTAAACATTTGCATCGGCATCTCGCGCGGCTCTAGCCCTTTTTGGTCTCCGGTCTCCAACACCTGGAGCCACGTCAACGGGTTGCGTGCTGGCTCACCGACAAACTTCTCCGGTTCGTAAGGGTTACTCGCGTTAAAAAAGCGAGTCTCAGCCGGGGCAATAATCGCGTAGCGGTTGGTGCGCGCCGAGCCCATATCATCGGCATCAGCGGCCAGCTGCACAATCATTGCCGCGTAATCGTCGGGGTCCGCCGGATCGGGGTTGATTTCCGCCTTGTCAATTACCGGAAAAACCCATTGCGGATAGGTCAACACGATGTGCGCCCGCCCCCGCTTGGCTTGCCACCAAATGCCCATTGCGCGCATTAGCATCAGGGCGCGCTCCACCTCATGCATTGCTTCATCTTTGGCGATCAGATCCATGTGCTGGTTGTATTTGTCGGTCTGCGTTTTGGTCTCGGTCGTTTCCTGGCCAGCATCATCAACCAGGCGACGTTTGACCCGGTGGTTGTAGAGCGTTGCGGCGTCATCAACAAAGCGCTGCACGATCGGCACGGATACTGCGGCAATCCGTTGTGCCGAGTTGCTGCGCTGGGTTTTTTCGTATCGCTGGTTGAGCTGCTGCTCGACGTCATCGAGCTGGCGATTCTCTAAGTAGGCGCGAGCAAGTTCGAGATCTTCATTGCGCCGTTCGCGCGCCTGTTTTTTCGCGTTCAGTAGCGCCCGCTTAACGGCCTCTTCGGCCTGCGGTGCGAACCATTGCCGGGTTGGCATTTAATGGTTACTCGTGTTTGCGAAAGCGGTGTTGTTTGATGGTCGCGGGTTCTTCGACGGGCGCCGCAGGTTTCGCGTTATCCGCACGAACGGCCGCCAGTTCTGCGCGAAGGGCCACGATCGTTTTATTGGCCGCGTCGAGTTCGGCCACAGGTGCCCTGGATTTCGCGTGCCACTCGGCGTCAAGTACGCCGATGCGCTCGGCGGTAAGACGCCGCATTTCCTCGGGCAAATCCTCGACCGACACCCGGCTTTGGCTCAACATGGAGAATACGATCTTGCGGCTGTCGGGAAATTTCAACTCTATCGTTGCGGAGATTTCGGTGATCATGAGTGGGATTTAACACAAGCTGCTGCGGATTGTCTAGCAAGATTAAGCGGTGCGGTAGCCGATACTGTTTTGGCGAGCAATGAAGAGGTCTCGCCTGCGTAGTTCTGGGTTGGTCAACCACATGCCTGTAGCGAAATAGCGAGCTGAATCCACTGCGTGCTCGAACACGCCCTCTTTGAGTGGGCGATCATCGATCGGGCGCCCCTGTTTCTCCGCGTAGGTACACGACTGTAGGCTGCGCACGATCCCCCGTGGGCGCCCCTGTTCCTCCCTCAACAGGCGCAACGTAAACCGTAGCATGGGCCGAATGCCGGCATAACCACCAAGTAAAACCCTTAATTTGTCCGTGCCCCACGCGACATCCGTAAACGGCGGAACTATCGCGCGTAAAACTTGCGCGTTTGTGTTTTTTCTTGTCACCATTCGTAGGGCCGAGAAAGTGTCTAGCGCCGTGGCTGACTGTGTGGCGTCACCGGCAGGATCAACCCAAATCGCATCCACGGCTATCTTTTTTCGATTAACGGCATCGACCTGCATTGTGTCGCTGGCCTCATCAAGCTGGATCTGATCAAAACAAACCCAATCGAGAGGATCTTTCTCGATGAAAAACAAAATCGACGATTTACGAAAACCAGGGTCAACGCCGAGTATGACCTTGTTGCCAAAAAGATCGTCCCGGGACGGCTCCCAATCCAAAACCCATGGCGAGCCGGGACGCGGATCAAAAGCGTCATAAACCGCGCCCTCAAGCGTCACGAACTCACCATCAATCATCGCGCGCTGCAGTCGCGGACTGTATGACCCGCGAATGTTGTCGATGTACCCGTCAACCAGATTGCGCGCATTCTCGCTAGTCGGAGCCTTGATTAGCTGGCGATTCGGGCGCCCGGTAGAATACTCATCGGCCATCCACCCCACTTGTGGGGTTGACGCAAAACATCGCTGCGGCCTTTTCGCGCCCTTAAGCCTGACGCGACTAATCGCCACATCATAAGCCATTTTCGACCAGTAGCGAATTTCATCGCCCAACAAAAAAGCCGCAGACATGCCGTCGTACCCCCCTGGATGTTCCGCGCTGCGCAAATGTACGAGGGTGCCGTCGGCGAAGCGAATCGCAGGCTTAGATCCACCGCGGCCTATCATCTGCGGACAAAGTTCCTGCGGCAACATGCGTTCAAGCGTCGCCAAAAACGGCTCAACCAGGTTGGTTTGTAGTGCACCGAACGTCTGCGCAATCATCAAACCCGGCATCGGCCAATTATCGCGATTAAGTTGCAGCGTCTTCCAAAGCAACGCCTGCGATTTACCACTTCCCCATCCGCCCGCAATTAGGACGAACGGAGATAGCGAATCAAGTAGGGCTGCTTGGGCCGGGTTTTGTCGGATTCGCGGAATCGTTCCCAGCATTACCAAAATCCCAATCGACCCGCTTGCCGGCGTCGATCTTGAGTATGTTGACCGTGTTGTCGCGGTATTTTTTCGGGTTGTTGGCTTTCAATAAAAAAAGCAGCAAGACGTCGCTGTACTCGCGCACAACGCCCACCCGCACGCCACCCTGATAGATTGGCTTATCCACTCCATCAACCGCGCGACGATGCGCCTCATCTTCAAGAACATGCAATGAGCGTGTACGCGCTTCGTCAACAGCATTAGCGAAGGGCCCATCGGTGCGCATCCAATCGTAAATCGTCCCGCGGTAAACACCGATAGATTTAGCGGATTTGTCAATGCGACCACACTTGGCTAGCGCATCCAGAAAAAGAGCCTTATTTTTTATAAGTCTATCTTCTTGGCGCTTTTTTGGCGCGGGAAATGATGTACGCGGCTTTCTCATTGCCTCACCATATCTCTTTCGCCGCGACTTGTCACGCTACCTCGTCCCGTCAGGACTGGACTTGTGGAAATAGCGCCGCGATCCCTGTCGTCCGTGGCTTTTGGGCTTTGTTTTCAGCCATGCCTGCTCGAGCAGAATCTTGGTGATGCGCTCTTTGGCCGCAGTCACTGCTGGCGTTTCTGGTTTCTGCTCTCCCGATATCAATCCCATTGGTATCCTCCACGAATTTTTCGCAGGCGTCGGCTAGGCGGTTCATGTCCTGGGTCGCAAATGCCTTTTTGGTCTCGGCTTCGAACTCGGCCCACCGCTTCTTGTCGAAACCCTTGGCGCTGTGTTTGGCGTCAACAGTTTCGAGCGCTTGGTTGATTCGGTAACGGGCTACGGATTCAGACCATTCACGGGCCATTTGTTTTTTCCAGTTTT